TAAGTAGGTGCTGTATGAACGTGTTCCCCATTAGTGCTACATGTTGCGATGTGTCCATGTTCTGGCAGTTCCCCGACAGATAACTGATGTTCGTGTTCGCCACCGGTACTGCCAGCTTGGTATTCTACGCCCCATTCTGATGTGCCCTGTGCCAGCAAAACACGTCCTGCCGGCATTGCCTCCCACGTACCGCCAAAAAGATCTGCAGGCGATGTCGAATTTACAGACATATATATACTGCCTACAGGATATGAATCTAAAGCAGTAGGCCTAATATTTTGTACCGTCCATACAACACTGCCGTCATTTATCTCCTGTCCTACAACAGCATTAGCTTCTAAAATCGGTTCAACGGAACTTGTAGTTCCTGCAGTTTTACATAACAAATAAGCCCAGCTTGGACCATTACCGTCTTCGGTATATCTTATATCTCCAGCTATAATTTCCTCATTCGGATTCCATGCATTCTTACTTTTTCCAACGATCGTGATTATCTTATTTTTAATATCACTAAGTAAATTAATTCCTTTACCTGCCAAAAGAGTTAGTAAATCTCCCTTTTTAGTTGCAATAACACTATCTTTGCCAATAGTAATGCCTTTTAAATTAAAGTCATTTGGATGAGCCTCTGTATCTTCATTATGCTCAGTAACTTTATCCTCTGCAATTTTTCTTGCATTAGCCACTGTTACTATACCTTCAGGATCAATAATTGCTGTTATATTCGCCATGTTTTCCGTTACTACATTAATACTAAATTCTTCTGAAATCACAACAGAGCTTGATGCGGAAGGCAGAAAATCAGGGGAGGTATCTGTCATTATTGCATACATTATTTCCCCAACATCAGGATCATTTGCAAATACACCACATTCACGAATATAGTACCCTTCTGAAAGTTCAGCATTAGTAACAATACTTTGAATTTTAGCTAATCCACCATTAACACTGATTGCCGTTAATCCTAAAGCTTGTTTGGGTTGAATCAAATCAGTAAGATCTTCTGGAGATACTCCATCTGGAATAATACCAGAACCCAATTTCATCTTAGTGATCGTTAATGTACTACCAGCAATAGCTTTTGCCTGTAATACCTTTCCTTGTTTAGTCAACATTAAATTTGCCCAGTTTGGCATGTTACTTCAACTCCTTTGTGTACATAGATTGCAGCTCCAAAATAATTATTGATATTTAAAATCTGTGGTTTTATCTGTGATGGGAAAATTTCCACTTTTCTCATTGAAGAATAGACCCCTCCAACAAATAAGGAGCCAGCTATTTGACGATCAAAACTTAAAGCGTCAAGCCAACTCCTAACATTCTTACTTTCTTTAATTGCCCTATACAAATTGTCCAAAACAGATTTATCTGGAATGCCTTCTGAAATCATTCTTACCTGAAAATGATATGGTTTCCCACCATATTCCCAATTCTCATAAACTTTTGCTGATTTAAAAACAGCTGTACATACTTCCTCTACTGCAGCAGGAGTGCCTTTTCTCCGATGCCAGTCAATGGCCTTGCGCACTAATGCCCTTTTTTTATTGATATCTGCCGCATAATCATAAAAATCAACATGATATTGCCAAGCTAGTTCATCCACCAATGTTTCCGGCAACTGATCCAATCGTGGCAGCAACAAAACTAATTCAGCTTTTTCATTAATCGTTTGTAATTTTTCTGCAATGGCATTACAGATATTTCTTATCGTTTCGTCGCTTGCAATGCTAGTTGGTAGCAACTCGATTAAATTCAGATTTTGCAGATCATTCATTTTCTAGCCCCCCAAATGTAACATTAACATTTTCAGCTATCGCTACATGGTTATCGGCAACGATCCGAAAAGTAGGCGAAGATATAACCGCTCGCTTGGCGCCAGCATTTTTAATAAGACAGATTAACTCGTCCGGATTGATATCACGGCCAAGCTTAGATTTTTGCCAATCGATATAATCCTCCACCGCTTTCGCTACCGCGCTTTGAACGGCAACAGATTTAGCTTCATTTGCCCGGTCAATGTAATACGTGAGTGTAAGATCATAATTGACAACCTCCGGAGCAGCCACACGCACATGGTCAGTGAGCGGCCTTACAGATCTATCACTGCACGCTGCCTCTACGATATCCAGCATTTCTTTTCCCGGTATTCCACCGCCTACAAGTAGCGGTGTTATCAGTACTTGCCCCGGCTCCGGTGATATTACCGATACATCAACAATCAAAGACGAAGCTCGTTTGGCAATTTTAATGTATTCGCCCACTGGTCCAGCTACCGAAAATCCCTCCGGAGCCTCGCGAATAGCCTCACGCAAAGAATCGTCACTCTCGACATCTGAACCTCCCTCCGACGTTGTGGTATTGACCATTCCAGCGACGTACGGAATTGGATCAACAATCTTATTGATTTCTCCCGGCAGATAGCCATTACCGAGAACACCAGCCACAGTACAGGTAGCCGCTACAGAAACATCCAACTGTCCAGCTATGACCGTTGCATCCTGATCAATAGCAAAAAACACATTATCTCCAGCTGTCGCCCGCGTACCTGCTGGAATGTTTGTCGCAACGGACCGCACATCCGACAGGGTTATTTTAATTGTCGTAACAGAGGCCTTGGCGCCAATACGTTCTGCCCCGACAAGTACGCCCAAGTGATCCAGGTTGGCACCTGCCGAATATCGCAATAGATTTTGTTTGCCGGTGTAGTTGATCTTATTGCACAGCATCAGGATAATGGCCGCAATCACGCATAAAAATAACCGGACAGGATCACCTTGTGCAAGGGTTCTCCCGGTTATTTCCGTATAAAGCTTTATGATATCCGATAATATTTCTTGTTCGTCTGCACTAACAAATTCAATGTCCGGCAGATCACTAAGTTTCATTTATGACCACCTTCACTTTCGCCCTTAAAACGCCCTCCGCATTAGAGCGCCATGTAATTTGTTTTACCGTAACTCGCGGCTCATATTTTTTTAATGCAGCAAATATTTCACTTTCTGCTTTCGCTTTAGCCGATAACAGCGGAGCATCTACATAGTTTGCATCAATGCCAAAGTCACGGTCTAACGGTACGCTAAACTTAGACGTGCTAAGTATTGTACTGCAATTTTGTAAAATTTCCATTTGCACATTTTTTGGGGCAAAATCTACGTCAACTCTTTCTCCCGCAGTAAGTTCAAAATCCATCAGCGCACCTCCTCTGTAGAATATTCAGTCAATGTAATATCGACGCTAACGGAAAGTATTTTACCGCCTGCCCGCCAATAGCTTACGTTTTCCCCTATATCCTCCAGCAACCAATAATTATCAGATACCGGCGCGCCACCTAAAATAAACGGAAAAACTGCGCCTGTGTCCCTCATTTTCCTCAGCCTCCCCAGTTCGCTTTCGGGATTTATGCCGTGATCAGTGCGCAGCTGGATCTTCATGCTAACTTTTTCAACGTCAGGCCCTAAAAACTCCATTACAGGTTTACGACCAATCAAATCGTGCTTTGCCCAGCGGCCCGAACCACTGCGACCGTAATCACTAAAAGTACGAATTTTACCATATGTCACAACAAAAGGGATATCTCCCATAGATCCAACTTGCATATTAACCTCCTATGATTACATCCGGACTTCCAGAAGCGACACTGCCTCCACAGTCTATCGGATCACCTACCCTTGCTGCCTGCAGTCCATTAATAAGAACTGTGCTGCTGCCGCAGGTGATATGCGCTGTATGTGCTGGATGCACGATACATCCATGCGGAGCATAACTATCGCCGACGCGCCCAGCACCTTTACCATTAATTATTACATTCGTACTTGCACTCACAAGCACAGTCCCTGGACAAGCATCATGTCCTGTATCAGTATCGCCTAATCTTGTCGCCTGCAATTTACCCACCTCCTTTAAGTATTTTTGTATATAGAAAAAGCGCCCTTAAAATAAGGACGCTTTAGTTAGCGATTATCTACCATTTACTCTCGATTGCAATATATACACGCTTTTACTAGCCCTAAATCAAGTGTTTTATTATTTCATAACCATCACTTATTCTATATAATATTTGTGAAGTTTTTGAAAAATATGTTATAATGATAAAAATGATAAAGAATTGGAGATGTTTTTATGTTGAAAAAAAATCCTTAAATGGGGAGCAAGTCTTATCGTTTTACTGGTTTTAATTGGAAGTTGTGCAGGAGATAACTCTACAAAATCAACTTCTTCCTCAGCTACGACTAAAGCCACGCAAGACGCACCTAAAGTAAAAACTTATTCAGCAGGCCAATATAAAATTGGTAAAGACTTGCCTGCCGGAGAGTACGTTGTTATCTCAAATGGCGACAGTTATATTGAACTGGCCAGCGATTCAACTGGTAATTTCAGCAGTATCATAGCAAATGATGTCTTTAAAAACAGAAGTGTTATTACAGTTCAAGACGGTCAATATCTAAAAGTACAACGTGGTACTATCTATGCGGCCAAAGATGCACCCAAAGTAGAATTAAAAAATGGTATGTTACCTTCCTGTATGTACAAAGTAGGTATTGATTTCCCTGCTGGAGAATACAAAGTCACTTCTAACGGTGGAGACAGCTATATCGAAGTCTCCAGAGATAGCAGCCACAATATGAGTTCCATTATTTCCAATGATTTATTCACAGGAGACCGTTACATCCAGGTATCTGATGGTCAATATTTAAAATTCTTCAACTGCGAAGTAAAAATCAAATAAGAAAGAAGTGTTATTCATGAAAAAATTAACTGCTCTATTTTTAATTTTAGTTTTTACATTAGCTTTAGCCGCTACGGCGTTTGCTCATCCAGGTAGAACGGATTCTAACGGTGGACATTGGGATAGAAGAACCGGAACATACCATAAACATTAAATTTTCCATATAAAAAGGCACTCCTTGAGGAGTGCCTTTTTATTATACATACCCTTTGCTTCTAAGTGCAAAAACAACATCGATCTGATGATTATGACTTATTTCTTTGCCCATATAGTCGCGCCAAAATTTATTTGGTGAAATATTATCAATATCGTCTTTTCCTAGTTTATCTATGATATCTAATGCCTCCATAGCATAGGTTCCATTTTTACTTCTTCTGTTATTTTGCCCCATTAAACTCAAAAAAGCATTTTTAGGACATCCTTTCGCAATACTGCTCGGCTTCCCTTCAAATATCTTTTCAGCTGCAATTTGCCACGCTTCTCTTGCAGGTATTCCCTCATTTTTCACCAGTTCAAAAGCCATAATAGCGCAATGACCATATTTGCCAAATTCCATTTTAACACCTCACAAAATATCATTTTATGGGGTTATTATAACATAATTTTTTCTAATATTTAACCTAATTTATATTCACCGCAGCACCGCGAATGGTCAACGTTCCCGCAGCAATAATACTAATATCACCTGTAGCATTTACAGTTAAACTTCCTGATTTACGATCATGCTTTATAACAGTACCATCACCAAATTTAATCGCCCTTACATCAGCACTTCTCTCCTGTGGTTCATCTTCTTTTGAAAAAAATGAACCAATAATAAAACCCTCATTTAATCCCTGCCCACTTTTATTTGGCAGCATTAAGCACAGAACTTGTTCATCAATATCAGGTATCCAGTAATCCTTGTCGACCATGCTTCCACGATTTACAATCATTAAATTACCAGATACCAAATCGTCTTTATCAGAAAAAGCTACTCTTGCAGTATTTGTATTGACGTCAATAGAAGATACCCTCCCGATACGAATTATGTTTTTTATAAAATTAGTATCCATTTAAACACCTTCTTACATCGATATTTGTCGTATAACCGCTGCCAATATCATGTGATGCTCTGGTTATCAAGTACTTATCATCAAAAGCTCCAAATCCTAATAAATTAACTGTAACCCCAGATAATAAGACAAAGTTTCCCAACATATTTAAAGATCCAGTGACTTCATCCTTATTTTTTTCGCGCAACCGTTTTTTTGCTAAATCTAATGCTTCCGCAACACTTTCAACTTGTTCATTTACTTGCAATGTTTTTCCCTTTTTACCAGCAGCAGTATAAGTTGCCTCAATATTAGATTTTGAACTGCCCTGCTGATAACTAACTCTGCAGGCAGCATAAATATCTCTAATTTTAGTACGCAAACTGTAGCCAGTACCAACAAACAAATATTTCATTCCAGACTCTTTTTTATAAACGGTACCTGGTTTTACTATTGTTATCTTTGCTTTTTCCGCTTCATATTTTGCTTCATCAAAAATAATGATTTTTTTATCACTTATTTTCAATGCCAGGCCTTTATCCTTACAAATTGCATATAAAAAAGACAGATCAGACTGTTCTGTCTGTTCTGCCCTATCCAGCACCGGATTTTCTTCTGTGTCCCAAAACAATGACATTCCTGCAGCTGAAGCTATATCATTAGCGATTACCTGCAGCTTTGCCTTTTCCCAACTCCGGCTACGTTCAGTACCTCTAAGAGTATTATTATCAGGCACGGAAACTGCTTTTATTTGTACTTCTGACGGATAGCCGCTGCTTGTTATTTCATCGATTTCAAACAATCCCAAACGCAAACTTTGTGGTAACGCCGACAAAGTTTGCCAATATTTTTGCTGCAGCATTACATCTAGAAGTGCTCCTTTTTCCGGCATCCATGTCGATTGCCAAAGCCCCGCCTTGTCTTCCAGTGTTATCTGCAAATCATCGGCTTCTCCCGATAGATTATCGGTATAGCTGATGCTTTTTAGATATTTACTGATATCAGCTGAAATATCTTTATTATTATATTTTATGATCGTCAATATTCTACGTGCTTCCATTTAACGCCTCCACGGCGGCAGCAAGTTGGTCGGAGTAGGCTTTTCATAATCCGGCACATCCAAAATAATACCTGCTGGAAAAACAACTATGTCAGCATATTGCTGGTTTGCTTCCAGCAGCGCGTTTACGCCACTTTCATCGTCATATAACTTTTTTGCTATACCATCCCACATATCGCCCTGAATTGTGTAATAGGTTTTAGCCATACGAAAGCCTCCTGTTCTGATTCTGCACTTCTGCCAACATTGCTTTAAATTCACGCATTTTTTGATCTAACAAAGTTGAAATTTCAGCAGTATCGGTATTCCCTTGTACGGTAATCTGAGGAGCAAAAGTCGCATTTATACTGCCACTGGTACCCAATGGATTACCCATGATTTCATTAGTTTTGGCCAGCAAGCCTATATTACGTTTATTAGGAGTATGAGGTATCGCACTTTCACCAGAGTTTTCCGCAAAAGTAGTAAGAAATGTCCCCCTGCCATAAATACCGCCATACGCATTTTCTGCAACCTCTGCACCATTACCGGATGCCGTAATATTAACTTTGCCAAAAATAGGTGTAGATAAAAAATTACTAATAGATTGCCATTTTTCGCGAAGCCAGGTTTCAGCACTTGTAAATTGTTCCTGAATATAACTTGTGAATCTAAATATTGCAGCAGATGGATTATCCCAAAAATAATCCCAATATGCCGCTAATGTATCCCAGTTAGCAATTATTGCAGTAACCGCGCCAATGATCCAACCTACAGGCCCAGTGACAAAAAAGGCTATTCTAGCTATTGGACTGTCCCACAAAGTTGTAAAGAACTGTTTGACTGTATCCCAATGCCTGTATAAAATAGTTCCGGCAACGACTAATAAACTGATTCCAATCAATAACCAACCAATAGGGCAAGCTGCCATAGCCGCATTTACCAACATCATTCCACCACTCCACAGCTTCGTTGCCAAAGCCACAGTCCTTTGTGTGCCGGCAAGAAGCATTGTTTTTGATCTTAATACTGCCGTACAATTTCCCAAAGTCGTCTGCCATAAAGCACAGGTAGCCATAAACGCATTATAGCCGGAGATAATAGCTCTACCCGTTTTAAATGTAAGCCATAATAACCCAAAAGTTCCAATAGTGTATATGATCCCCTGTGCTACTATTGGGTGTGCTGTAGCTAAAGCCGATAACTTCCCCGTCCATACAGCTAAAGAATCACCTACATTAGCTATGACAGGTAAAAATCCATTTGCTAATGATATTTGCAACGACTCAAATGCCGAAGAAAGACGTATAATTGCACCTTCTGCATTAGCATTCATCTGCTTTGCCATTTTTTCAGACGCACCATCACTGTTAACTAAAGAATTTGTCAAATCACCAAGCACTTTAGGTCCTGCCTGTAGTACTGCCAGCCACCCCGCTGCTGCCTGCTGCCCGAAAATAGCTTTCGACATAGCCAGCTGTTCTTCTTTACTTAATCCTTTCATTCGTTCTTGCAATTGGCCTACTATGATAGCCATCTTTTGAGGTCCTTCTGCATTGCCAGTTTCAATACCCAAAGTTTTTAAAGCCATTGCAGCTTCTTTTTGTTCATTTGTCAAATCTTCCATTGACAGCCCCAGCTGCTCTAGCGCTTTACTTGCCATTTTAGGCGGTCCGGCCAATCTAATTAAACCAGCTCTCAGCGCTGTACCTGCATTACTCGCTTTAATGCCACTATTAGCCATAATACCTGCTAAAGCGGCTGTCTCCTCCATCGATGCCCCAAATGCGTGTGCTACAGGAGCAGCATATTTCATCGTTTCTCCCAACATTTCCACATTAGTATTTGTGGATGTTATAGTAACAGCATAAACATCAGCCATATGTTGCGCTTTATCAGCACTTAAACCAAAAGCAGTCAGATTATCAGAAACAATATCTGCAGTACGTGCTAAATCAGTATTGCCGGCAGCAGCTAAATTTAATAATCCTGGCATACCTGCAACAATCTCATTTGTCTTCCAACCGGCCATCCCCAGATAACTCATTGCTTCAGCGGATTGCGTCGCAGTAAACTTTGTTTGTTCGCCCAATGACCTTGCTGTTTGCGTCAACAAAGATAATTCAGGCCCTGTAGCATTTGCAATAGCACCAACTTTCGACATAGCAAATTCAAATTTCATTGCAGTCTGAGCTGCAGAGATGAACGGCTGAGCAATAGTGCCAATAGCAGCTGCGGTAGTTAAGAAACTTTGGCGTCTCTCTACAAACTGAGAATTTGCAATATTTTTTTTATTCAATCTATCCTGTAACAACTTCTGTTGTTGCTGAGTTTTATTAAGCGTATCTTGATATCTACCCATTTTTCTTTCATATTGCTCTACGCTCATAGCTCCATTAGTAAACTCAGCATTTAATTTTTTTTGAGCAAGATCTATTCTTTTAACAGTCTGTTGTAATTCTGTCAATTGCGAATTTGCCATCTTGGTCGATGATGTAAAACTATTAGATAGCATTCCATTTATAACAAATGCTGTCGTAAATATATTCGCCATTTTTTGCCTCCATTAAAAATTTATAGTATAATAACTATAAAGAGGTGAGCTTTATGATTATTCTTGCAATTTTGTTTTGTATTGGTTTTATATTGATGTGTATAGTCGGGTTCTTTCATGCAATGATAAAAAATAGACGGGAAGAAAAAGCATTACAATATGATTCTTCTGCTAAATATGATGGCGTCTACAAGCCCCTCTATGATCCTGACACATATGATGGCATTCACGATCCAGAAGTGATAGCAGTATTAAAAGATTGTGACGAAGTTTGTTCGCGTTCCCCAATAAAAAAAGAATATTTACGTTAAAAGCCCACAGCATTATTCATGCAGTGGGCTTTCTTTTTTTATTTACGGCACTTATTGTTTCAAGCCATTTCTCTAATTCGTTCACTGGTTGATTAAACCAAAAATGAACATTACCATATTCAAATAAGCATACTGCTATTTCCCGGATAACTCCTGCAGGGCTTGATCGGTCAAAGTGCCTACTAAAAAAACTGATACATTAGAAGTCACTGCAACATATTCCCTAATTGGCAAACCCTTAATATCATCAATTGTGACACCTAAAACCTTCGCCGCAATAACAGCATGGAATGTTTTAGAGTACACAATTTCCGGGGTACCATCTCCAAGAATCCTTGCCTGCTGCTCTGCGGCCGCAAAATCATATCCCGTTAGTTCTCCCAATCCTTGTTTAAGTTTTTTATAATCTACTTTCATCATTTACCTCCAAATTTTAAAAGGGGCACCACTCTGCGGGCCGCCCCCTTTATTTATTTTTAATTCAGACCCAACGCCTCACGGACATCGGCAAGATAGTCAGTACCGCCAATATTAGAAATATAATTATATTTATCAACTTCCAGCACGGTTTCGCCAGCAATAATCACTTTAATATAATTAGTTTCAATGGTGTTGCTGGAGCCGGTAGTCGTTCCAACGTCTAATTTGCCGAGTTCGGTTTTTTTCGGCACGCCGCGGATCACGCATTTTACAGCCTTTACGACGTACTCACTTTTTTCAGGGTCGTAAAACTGCTGCGCGCCGCGCAGGTCTAAGCTAACCCCCTTTTGAGATGCCAGGTTCATTCCAGGTTTAGAAATAGTACGCCAGTTAAGTACAGTTTCCATACTCCCAAAGTGCCCTAAAACAGGACTGTCTACCTCACCGGCAATACCAGCACCCTTTACTGTTTCGGTCATTGCATCCAAAGACGGTAGCTGGACATCAGTTACGCCAAGAAGATCATTTCCGTCATTATAGGCTCTAAAGTTAATTAGCTTTTCCGGAACAACATTATTACTCATCTTTCATCCTCCTCATTAACCAAACAACGTCTCAAGATAAGACGTATCAAACTCGATAGTATTTTCAATGACACGTGCCGGAACCGGTGGCGTAAAATAAGTATGGAATCTTACAATACCATCCATCTGATCTGTTGTTGGATTCTCCTCTTTCAAATATTCAATTCTTCCACCAAGCAAGAACCCTCTTGAAACAAATCCATTAATGCGAATATTTTCGCTATCCACGACAAGATCAATAAGTCGTTTGTTCATCGGGTTATCTACTTTAGACCAATAACTTTGAATAAAGGTCTGTGCATGCCAATTGAACATACGCCGTAAACAAATAAAATTGTCTTTTACATCTGTATTTGCAGGATAACAACCAGTACGATTCCCCCACAACTTCCATCCACCGATAAAGTTCAGAGCAGTAACTACACCCTGCCCATTAAGATAATTAGCTTGTTCCAGATCTAAAACCACTTCAGTTCCATCAGACAAACATAAACCATCCATTTGTATATTTTTATTTGAAGGACTTTCATAGGGAATATCATCATTTTTTGCATCCAAAACGCCCATCGCCCCCATTACCGCAGTAGAAAGATGATATTTCTTTTCGCCAAGTTTTACCATAGGCCAGCAGACTATTTGATCCACTCCAACATAATTGTTATTATTTTTCCAAGCAGGAACATCGGTATATTTTCTTACTGTGTCAGCCGGAACATCTACCAAAACAGAAGCTTTAAACAAACCGTTAATAGTACTTGCTTTGGCAGTCATAACAGCGGCCACTTCTGGATCGTGTGTCCAACCAGGAGCAAGCACCATACCAGGTACTAAACGATACAGAGGAAATACTTTTGAAAGATTCTCAAGACCTGTGTATGCGCCCGTACTGGTATCAATACCACCAATAATGTCATCCTTATCCACGGCTGAGGGATCAATTTTTTCATAGTCCAAAAAAGCACTGTCTGTAAGCTGTCCGCCACTTAATGCAGTAATTACTAAATTCCCATCACTGTCAAAAGCAGCTTCATAGTCAACGCCTTCCGTCAGCGGTTGTCCGGCAGATGCTTTTTTTACTTTCAATGTTTCAAGTAACACTGGATCATTTACAATCACCGTTTTTTCACTGTTAAACTGAACTTCTTTATCACTGACCGTTGCTTTATGTTTTTTTGGATCTAAAACATTAACAAAAACTGTCGGTGAAACTGCATAAAGCGAATATTGGCTATAAATAGTTTCACAAAGAGTGTATTTCTCCCAATCTTCACTGTATCCCATAGCCGCTACCGCTTCTGCATATGTATAGCACAAAATAGGTTTATTAACCTCTGCTCTGTTACTTGCCAAATGAATTGGAGCCGTACCAAAAACAACTGGTAACCCAGCAGTAGAATTTACTGCCGGAACAATAGATGTTGGCACCTCAGATGTATATACGCCATGCTTATATGCCATATGTTATTCCTCCTTTTCTGCCAAAACAGCAGCTTGGTAATATTTATTCATAGGTGTTCCCGCTTTTGCAATAGCCCTTTCAGCTTCTGGCAATTCTGAAACAGCTACAAACAGTTTTTTAATTTGCGGACACTTTTCAAATACATCATCAATATGAGTTGGTAACCCGCCAATGAATACCTGATATTTCAATAACTTTCCGTTTTTGTAAGACGGGCCTACATAAATCAAGCGTTCAGGCTTAGTGGTCTGACTGCTTTTTTTGTTAATAGCCATAATTTATTTCCTCCTCTACTGGCTTGCCCAGTGTGTAACTAACTGTCATTAAGCCCTGCCACTGCGGGAAGGGTTGATCTTCTACTACTTTAGACTTTATCGGTAGTATAAGCCGATGCTTATTTGCTACAGTACGCTTTTTAAGCAATGCCTGACGTACATGTTCCATAAGATTAAACAAGCTGCGCCACCCCTCAGAAGTATCACCGTCAATGATACTAAATCCTATTTCAACCTTTGCTGCACTCTGCTCATCACCATCTTCACATTCAAGAACCAGCACATAAATACATGATTCACTTTCCTTGGCATTAGTTTTCACTGGCAGGTATCCTGGATAAACATTTATCGGAGAATAAGTCCCATCAGATTGCTGCGATTCATACTCTCGGACAATATTTTTTAGAAAACCCGTCAAATTTTCCATTAATTCAACCTGTGTCATTAACGTCCTCCAAATTTCCCATAACGGTATGAAACTTCATGTAAAAATCTTTGATTCAATGTTTTTTCTGCAAACGGCGCGATCACACTCATTGAACGGTCAGCGGAAAACATCTGCGGAACGCTGGGACCATGAGGTATACGCAAAGGATAACGCATACTTAAATTTTTACGCTGCATAGCTCCAACATAGCCTTTCAATGAAGAACCAATAAATAAACCTAGAACCGGTTTGGGTTTATTTTTTTTCATTACTTGCACCCTTACTGGCCCTTTCTTATATGCCCGTACTCTAAAAGCAGTGATCAACGGTGCTTGCCCTATAGAACTGATCATTCCAGTAAGCTTTAACCGAGAAGCACGTTTAATACTTAAAGTAGACTTTATATCTTTTGCTGATATCAGATAGTTTTTTCTGATGGTTTTAGATACTTCAGTCTTTACCATTGCAGACGTACGATTTATTGCACTCGCTGCCGCCGCTATTACTTGCTGAGGATAATTCTTAAGCAGACTCTTGGCTTTTTCTATTTCCTTTGCATCAATAGATATCATCTGTCATTCGCCACCAATTGGATCGTCAGAACGCCCATATCATCATCACAGCTTTCAACCAGATACTGCTTATCATCGATGCCGAAAAGCTGTCCATATACAGGAAGCTCCAGCAAATCCACTGCCAAGCAATTTACCTGCAGCCGGCTACCGTATATCCCAGGATAAGTTTGAGTACTACCCGTTCCTGTCGATAAACTTTCTGCAACCGATATATCCTGCAATATAGCATTACATACCGTACCGTTAAGATTATGTTCTTCAGCAAATTCCAAAGAATTTATAAAAGCCGCAGTATTATCTGCGGCTATCTGCTCACGAAAGGTTTTCATTTGACCGTTGCTGCTGTATTTACCGGAGGCAGAATCTCCTCCTCAGCCTCATTTACTGCTTCAAGCAACTCAACAAGTTTTGCTTTGTTAACGTTTTTCGGAATTTCAATCTCGCGGGCTTTACACATAGCCTTAAGTTCTTCATTCGAATAATCCTTCAAGGCTTTTTCTCCTTTATTATCACTACCTGTATCAGCATCGGGAATTACGGTAACAGCAACTTTTTCAAATTCTTTTGGAGCCTCTTTTACTAATGCATCAGCTTCGCTATCCGGCAGTTCAATAATAGTACCTGCTTTATAAACAACCCCATTGCGGCGCAAGGAAAATTTCTTTATCAATACTTGTTGCATTTACAAACCTCCTTATTTAACTTTCAAGGTCGCCCAATCATCCAAAAACTCCGGACATACTACACAGCGGCTGGACATAGCCAGAGTAGTCGTATCGCTTTCGGTATTACCGGTAACTTTCGGAATGTACGCGCCTTCATAAGTACGAAATTGTTTGTCGTCTTCAAGCTGCGTTACTGCGCCAAAGAGACGTTTACCACGACCGGGCACACCAATAATCATATGATCATCAGGGATATACTGGGCAAGGTTGCCATCGTCACCCTCGTACACACCATCATAAGCGTAAATTTCCAGATTAAGGGATTCAATATAACCAACTCGCAGCAATTCCGGTCTTACCAGCTTCGGCTGAATGCTCATCAGTGCTAAATTTTCACGGCTGGGCACCAACAAATATTTATAAAGCTGTTCGTTATTGAGCAGGTAGGATACTACATTCTGTGAACACAGGGCCACTGTAGGGATCATACCCGCGTTGCGGCGGATCTTCTGAGATGCGTCACCCATGACATCATAAATTTTGGCGCTTGCATTATCCCATGTGTCCGATCCGGACAGAGTTGTTTTATTGTCAAATTCAGAAAATGTAATCGTATCAACCACAACAGTTTCACCATCGTCGGCATAGCCTTTGCATTCGTATTCACCGTTGATCAAAAGCTGTGCAGCCATCCACTCCTGACGACGGACGCAGGCATCAATCAATTCTGCCATGTCATAAGCGCGCAATTCTTGCGCACGTTCTGCCGGAGTGCGAGTGCTGTAGATATCTTCCCCAAAACCACGACGCTCAATATCAGACGCTTCGATAGTCCGTTTAGGGCGCATCAGCGGAGCTTTATAAGACCTGATCTGCGAACCGTTACGGCTCATATTTACACCCTTGCTGCCCGGTACCACAAACGGTGCCATTCTGCGACCGCCTTTGCGGTATTCCATATCTACGGTATTCGTCAAAAAGGTTTTAACCGCAGGGAAAAAGGTATCAATCAAAGTCGTAGTCGGCGGATTGGTGCGCTCAATTGCCTGCAGCAAAGTTCTGGTATCATCAATATTAATAGGCATTATCTTCATCCTCCTTATTTCACGCTGGTCAAATAGATATTGACCGCACGCAGTTCTTCTTCATGAGCAGTAGCGTTGTCAGCGGTTTGTGCCACAATAAGTTTTTCGCGATTGAATTGGCCGCTGATATAAACTGTGACAACAACGTCAGCTCCGGTTAAGTCCGTATCATGTGCCAAAACTGCCGATGCCTTTTCTGCACCGGTAGAAGCTGTGCTGTCAACAATTTCATATTTACCGTTAACCAAAGCCAGAAGGGTACCACGCTTATAACTGGCCGTAACTCCTTTCAGCGTTACGTTTTTAGTAAGTACCGGTACTGCTGTACCAACAATAAGCTCATCATAATGAGTTCCGTTCATGTTGGAAATCATTTCCATTATTTCGCACCTCCAAATTTACTATTCATTACCTTGGCCATCTTCTCCAATGCTTTCGCATCTGCCGCTGCACTTACAGCTGCCTCATCGGCCGCAGGATTGGCAGCAACGCCATCAACACCGGAGCTTTTATTGTCGGCTATCATAGTGGCTACAACATTCTGCGCAGCATTAGCCACCACCACTGCTGGAGCAGCATTTTTAATCGCTTCTACATAATTTTTTACTTCGTTAACAGTTTTGCCGCTTTTCTTAGCCTCATTGATAATCGCGGTAATTGCGACATTTTGACCATCATCAAGTGCTTCTAAATCAAGTACACGTTGACGCTCTGCGGCCACTGCGACTTCTACCGCTGCGGCATTATCAACAGCCGTCGCCGGAAGCGCATTATTCGCCTGAAACTGACCTGCGCCGGGTGCTGCGGCCTGCGGATCTTCCAACAGTTCCTGCAAACCTAAAGCATTAAGAATTTTTTCTAATTTACCACTTGGCATATCTCTAACCTCACTTTGTTTAAATTTATTTTTTACCGCTTCACTATTAGCAAAATGGTTCAAATCATAAGACACTGAATTGATCACCAAAGTATTGCCATTTAACGCAGCAGTAACTCCTCCGATGATCTCGTCAGCAAAACCTTTTTCCTTACATTCTGCGGCGCCCATCCATGTTTCGTTGGACATCATCGTTTCGATTTCTTCGTCCGATACCTTACAACGCTTGCGATAGGCAGCGACAATGCTTGTTTTGATCGTAGCCAGCGCTTCTACCAACTTCGTCAGTTCTGCCGCAGGATAGTATCCGCTAAGACCGATAGCGGGGTCGTGGATCATCATCAACGAGTTGGACGGCATAATGATTTTATCTGCAGCCACGGCTACAACCGTTGCTGCGCTGGCAGCTAGTCCGTCAATCACCGCTGTGACACGCCCTTTATAGCCCTTGAGCAAATTATGTATAGCATGGGCCGCAAATACATCACCGCCGCCGCTGTTTATGCGTACAGTAACATCCCTGCCACCCAGCCCGTTAAGATCCTGGGCAAACTGCTGCGGCGTTGCCTCATCACCAAACCAGGACCGCTCTGCTGCGATTGGTCCATAGATCAATATTTCAGCGTCGCCACTAACATCATTCCTCACCTGCCAAAATTTTTCCATCATTATCACCCCCATTCCCACCAGTATTATCAGCCTTAGGCGGTTCTAATCCTTTAGCTCGCCATGTTTGCTGTTCTATAGCTATCTGATCGATATTACTATCGTAATCAGTCCCTGTAAGTTCCGCAGATTCACGTTCACCGGTAGAGAAACCATATTTTACGCGTAAGGCTGCGCCAGTTACCTCTTTTACCGGATCCAGCATCCCCATAACAGGGCCAAACCAATCAGCATTACTCCATGCCTTAGTTATGATTGGATCACTACCATAGCCAGGAGCACTAATTCTACCGATAGCAACCGCCTCTGCCAGCCAAGCTTCATAAACAGGCTGACAAAAATCACGTGCAAACCAGGTACGTCTGGTTTTAAAATTACTGGCAGCTTGTAATAATGCCCCACGTGCCGCAGAGTATGAAGATTGAAAACGACTAAGTAACACCTCTGCCGGTGTGCCAATAGCTGCACCGATCTGGCTGATCATCATATTTGTAAATGGTTCAAAAGTTGACATTGTACGGCTTGCGTCCATCGACTTTACATCGACACCAGGAGGCAGCAGATTAAGCGTTCCTGGACCAACTTCAACATGAGCCAGGTCTTCTGGTGTTACGGCTTCCGCTTGACCATAAGTTGAACTTAGAACATCATTCATATCATCAATATTGTTATTAGTCGTAAAAAACAAAGTATAAAACGATTTAATGATGGCAGCCGTAAGCTCCGCATTAGTATAGCGGCTGACCTGCTTCAATACCTCGATTACCGGCGCCAATATTGGTACGCCTCTGTACTGCTCTGGTCGTTCTTCATGCGATATCTGTAAAATATTTGGCCGGCCGCTTAACTTGCCAAATGCTTCCACTCGCTGCCACTTTAAAACTGCTGCAGGATCACTTAAATCAAAAGGCACCCTGTTTGCGACCCAATAAGCCACAACAGCCCCATCTGAATCTATTTCAATACCGTTGATAATACGATTCCCGTTTTTATTATTAGTCATTTCAACATCGTAATAAGATGGAGAACCATACGAACCACTGCTGTTTGGGTTACAGACCCTACTGGCCTCAAAAAGTTGTACTCTCAAACAATACGGATTATCAGGCACCGGCCTGCGATACTTGATCGCTGCCCATCCGTCACCATCTACAAGATAGCTCATATATGCAATATCCTGCATATCAAAAAAGTTATTTTTTCGATACAAATCACAGGCCGTGCTGTTTGCCCAAAGGTTAAATTCACGAAACGCCTGACGCTGCCACTCTTTAGCTTCCTCTGCAGTCAATCCCAGCAACCTATAATCTATTTTAGGCGAAACTTTAAGACCAGCGCCTATAACATTGCTGCGCGAAGTATTAATAGCACTTGAACCAAGCGGAGAGTTACATACTAAATCTGCACTGCGGTTTCGTAAAGTTACCAAATTTACATCGACATCTGCTTTAGTACTGGATTTCAAGGGATTATAGCCACGTAAAGTACTTCGTGTCCTACTGGCGCCGCCTTCTGAATAGCCGCTGTTCACTATTATTATTTTTTTATTATTTTCATTTCCCTCAGTAGGATGCCTGGCCTTAGCCGGTATTACTTTTTTACGTTTCACCATCATCTATCCTCCTTTTGGATATAGAAAAAGCGCCCTTAAAATTAAGGACGCTTTAGTTAGCGATTATCTACCATTTACTCTCGATAATATTAAGTTTTATTCTCGTAAGCCCAAAAACTTCATGATTAACATTCATACCTACCCGCTCCAAGGTTTCTTTTAAACCATTATGCAATGCTTCAGTATTATATGCGTAATATTCGGTAAGCAGTACATCTAAAGCAGTCATTTGCTTTCTGATTTTTTCAATAGCTTTCTTAACCTGTTCATTTTTAGGCGCATCTACTACCATTTTCTTTGCCCATATCGATTTTTCAGGCTCAACTGGGATTGGTTTGGGCTTTTCAATAATAAATATCGACTTACAACTTTCTTCGCGATTTCTTACTTTGCAAATTTTTCTCGCTCCCGAAGCAGTTATAACTATAAGTGATGCCGTCATTGCTGATGTGCAACCCGGATTATCTTTTTTAAACAATTCCAGGTCTTCACCTGCCAGCAAAAAATAATCACGGCTTTTTATCAGTAACCCTTTTTTCGACCAATACGGAACAAGGTTAAAAACTCCTGTCTTTAATACTGCCGCTAAATCACGTTTAGTTATTACTGGTATTCCTCTGTAATATTTCAGGCTCGGCTTGTATGCTTCTTCGATCAAAGTTTGTTGCTTTGGCAACTGCTTTAGCTTAGCCTCCATTTCGTTAAAAGCAGCAATGTATTTCAACTTCCACTGTAATGCTTCTTTACCAGTAAAACCCATCGCCAATAACGAAAAACCATCTCGATTCATAAGAAAACATTTCTGGTTTCTTCCATACGAATCAGGTAGTGACCGCTCATAAAAAAGATTGGCGCAATTTTGCGCTGACCTAATCAAAGATTCTATAGTTCTTAATACATCTTTGTGAAGCTTACCAAAGTTAGAAGCTATTTGCCTACTTGACACTACTATTTGATTATTTTTAATCTCTACTAAACTTTGCATTTTTACTACTCCTATTCTTTACCACAGGAGTATGATATAATATATTTATCAACTCTTGTGGTTGATGCAAAAACAGTCGCTCGACTTTCCACGGAAAAGCGGCTGTTTTTATTTTTTAAGGTTTTCCTCTATAAGAAAAATCCCTTGCATAAGAGTATCAGTACGACTTTTACCTAACACATTTGAGCATTCCTCAATTCTGCGTAATTCATCAGCAGTAAGTCGAATATTCAAACTCTTATTGCGCGAGCTCTCTGCTTTAGGAGGTCTCCCAGTTCTCGGGCTCATAATATCACCTCACTTTTGCCCTCGCATATATAATATTTTATGCGCGCGCAAAAGTCAAGTATTATTTTCTACACCTTATATATTGTGATATAATTGTGAAAAACAATGGAGATGATTCATTATGCCTAGCGATATATTTAAAACTTTAATCGAACGAGAAATAGATATTTTTGCCGCTACTTTCTCACAAGATAGTCATAGTTTGTTTAGTGACACAAATAATAGATTAATACATCCTGGTGAATATGGAATTTACAGAGAACGTTGCCTAAAAAATATACTGCAGAAAACACTTCCTAAAAATTATAATATTTCCGATGGATTTATTATAACTAGCCAAAATAGCGTTTCTACACAGTGCGACTTATTAATACATGACTCACAAGTTCAACCAATTATAGATAATAATTTAGCAAAATTTTTCCCTGTTGAGGACATTTGCGGCATCATAGAAGTAAAATCTGATTTATCGAAATCAGATTTTACTTCTGCGCTTAAGAAACTTGCTAATACTAAGAAACTTCAAGATCAAAAATGCACATATACCGATCCTCACAACCAAAATGCTTTTTTAAATTTCGATTACATCCCTTCTTTTTTAGTTTGTAATAAATTAAAATTCGATGCCACTACAATAAATTTCGAAGAAATTTATAACGGAATCGACCGTAAATATTGGCATAGCATGATACTTTCACTTGACGACGGAATAAGCACTTATCATTTTAAAATTTCTGATTTCCAAGAAACTAATCCTCGTCTTTATACTTTTTGGAAATTTGAACGGCATGTAACTAATGTTGACACAGATTTTTTTTGGACTGAATCCACGATAGCAGTAAATTCATCTGAAAACGAAAAATTAATTCAAAAAATATCACCTACGCAGTTTGAAATACATTCTACAAATAAATACCATCATGTTTTATTATTTTTATCAGGGTTATTATTTTCTACTAGTAGCTATAATAAAACCCATACTGAATTAGGTAGCTACCTTGGAATGACTGCTAGTTTCTTTGACAAAAATATATAACTTCTAAGACTTGAATCGTTTTTTACTTTTCAAGTCTTTTTATTTTGCTAATCCCGCATAATAACTTGCTTTGTTCGATGCCCTCTTGGATGCATTGCCTCATCCGTAGTCGCTCCTGCAGCAATAAGATCATTTATTTCTTTTCTTATTTCTGATAAATCAGCTCTTGTCAGCGTTCTATTGCCAATTCTGTAGCTTTGCCCTGCTACCAAAATAGACTGTTCTGCAGATAAATACTGCTTTAATCGTTCATTAAGTACCGTACTTGCCACTAATAATCACTCCTCATTCCTTTTCTAAGGCAGCCGTAGCCGCCTTTAGGCTTGTTTTTCAGTTTAGACTTTACCGATTGTTCTTTGATTACATTCGGGCTGTTGATCAATTTTTCCAAAGCCTCGAAATCAGGATTTACGCTTAACATACATGCGAGGTTATAAACCCGCAGATCCAAAGGCTCATTCCGTTTATCTTTAGCTATATTTACCCACTGATATACTAATACTCCATTTTTCCGACGAGGCTCTTTCGTTTCAGATATAAGGCCTTTAAAATAAAATTCATCGTAGCCACGAGTTAGCTGTACAGTTACGCTATCACTCTTATCAAGCGGAAAATGAAAATATTTAGGTCCAGGCTCTTCAATCGATAACCGATCCATAACATATTGTTTGCCGCTATCTGTGCCCAACATTACCAGCGGTATCGTATGTCCCCTTACGGTTTTAACCTTAGCGTACTTATGCAATAACGGCACTCCTGGTGTCGATGAACCTTTTATAGCAAAACGCTGCCTTACAAATCGTTTTTTACAGTACGCATAAACTTCTTTCGTGTAGTGCCCGCCGGAATCTATAAACGTCCTGGCTACCAAAAGACCCTTACCTGACGCAAAGCGATATTCCTTATCCAGCTGTTCGTCCAGCATATCCCACACTTTAGGTGTATCCGGCACGCCCAAAATAGTGCCCTTTTTTATTCCCCAACATTCTTCAGCCATTCCCCAGCCACAAATCTCATACTCGAGCCTGTTGTCTTGTACGTCAACGGCCGCTGTTAAAAGCAGTACGCCTTCCGGCAGCTCGGCGCCATAGTTTTCACGCCTGCGCATAAACTGCTCATGGCTTTCAAAATTTCCTTTGCGCTCATATGCTTCTCCAAAACGAGTATTAACAACTACTTTTTCACGCTCTGGATCGCCCTGTGCTTCCAACCATTCCTGCATTACATCTGACCAGTTCACCCAAGGTGATGCAAAACAGTTAACAAAAAAGCTCCGTACCCCCTTAGTGAGAGCCGAAGCGTTCTGTGCAATATATTTTTGTGCGGCCTGCCGCATTTCAGTTTCTGTAAACCCAAACCCGCAATCTGGGCAACGCCAAATAACTGACTTAACGATAACCTGCCTTGTTCCCTTTTTATCAACAGAACAGTCGTAGTCAGTATGCATATCCCGATGCGTGACTAAATGCCACTCTTTGCATTTTGGGCATTGATGCTGCCACTCTTCCTGAGTCCCTGTTATATATTCATCTTCGATTCGACTGTCTCCAGCATTGGTCGGTGTTGAGAATAGCCCCATGACGCTATCCCAAAAGGTCGTCATACGTTTTGCAGCCAAGCTGACCGGGTCTCCTTCTGTGCCGGCGCTTTTTGGAAAGCGGTCAACTTCGTCTGCCAGTAATATTTTTATCGGCTTACTGGCAAGACCGGCAGGACTGTTAGCACCCGCCATTATAAGTCTGCCGCCAGGGAATTGTTTAGAAAGGATAGTATTGCCGGCGTCACGGCTTTTTACGTCTTTAAAAATATCTCTCAATACTTTTGTATCTCTGATCATCGGCGCTATACGTGATTTACTATAGTCCTGTGATGTTTCGATAGTTGGTTGGATCATCATTATCGGTGCGGGCGCCAGATGCGCGAACCGCCCAATAACATTGTTCATGATATCGGACTTTCCAACCTGAGATGCGGTCTTTGCAACCACCCTAGTTAGGCCTGGTTCAGTAAAAGCATCCATAATGGCTTTTTGATATGGAGCACGATCTGTTCGCCACCGCCCAGGCTCTGCAGCAGCTTCGCCAGATATCATCCTATAGCTATCAGCCCATTCGGATACAGTTTGATCTGATAACGGCATCAATGACTGTTTTACTATTTTTTTGAAAAGATCAACTGTCTTCTTCATTACTAAATATCTCCGGATTATAATCGCTAAGCTCAGTTAACCTTGACTTAATTTCTTTAGAAAGTTCCGTCATAATAACACTTCTGCTCTGATTCTCCAGTCTAGCAGCCATCTTAGCTGGTATGCCCAAAAGTTGACTCCGCAATTTAGATAACATGTCTGTCATAACTCTTTCGACATCTGCCGCATCATGTGACAGATTTTGTCGCTTTGCCAATTCAAGTTCAGCTAATTTACGTTTTGCAGCTTCATGCAATGCTTTTTCAGACCAATAATCATCTTCATCTTTACTAGAATATTTATTTTCATAGAACGAAGCTATTGCCATTGTCAAAACGAAGTCTCCTTCTATTTCACGATGCAAAACTTCCTCATTTACCAACTGATTTACACGTCGTTCGCTGATGCCCAATAATTCGGCAAGCTCTCTTGCAGAGCCACGTTTCAGCATTTTTACCACTTCTATTTTCACCACCTGTCTACTACAAAGAGAAGGAAATAGGAAAAAATATTTTTAAATCTAAACCTTTTTCGGGGCTCGAAAGACCCTCAAAGAAAGTTATCCACAGAAAGAACCTATGAAAATTCTCCTGCAAATGTACATAAGAAAAGCACTCACTTTAGTGAGTGCTTTTCTTCTTGTTTATTTAGCTCTTGCTATTTGCTGCTTTTGATTATTAAAAAAATCCTCAACCTTGTCAAAACTGATCCGATCTTCTGCGACTGCAATTTTAAGCTTGCATATTGTATCTGCTATGTAATCATTTAACACCGTACAATTGTTTTGCGCTTGGACTGTTTTTTCTTCTTTTGTTCCATTTAAAACATCTAGTGTATCTACTAAGTATCTAGCTAAGTTATAGTAATTACTATACACATCCTCAGAGTACCAATGAATTCCAGGACAATAACTAAGCAATAACTGGCGAGCTTTTATCAATTCTTCCTCGTTTTCAAAACATGAATATATTTCCGTTTCATGTTTTAAAGCAGTACTACGTTTTTTGGTCCAAACTGAATCCAGATAAATCGATAGTTTTTCATACGCCTCTATGCGGTGGTCTATTATTTTTTTGTAATAGTCACGTTTGTAATCGTTCTTTTTATGCCACCATAAACATAGATTGCTTATTATTGTACTAATAACAGCAGACCCAACTATCGCTTGCCAAAATTCACTCAACATCATCACCATCCATTTTTAGATGGTTTTATTATACCACAAAAGCCGCTGATCCTTAACCAGATCAACGGCTTTTGTCAATTTCTACACATACAGTATAACACAGGTCAATACTCGCATTCTATCTCCTCTTTTAATTCTTGCAGTGCCTTAGAATGCATTTTGTGTATATACTGCCACGAATACCCCAAATCCGCAGCAATAACTTCCCAACGCTGGTAATTCAAGTAACGTTTGAACAATATAAGCTGCAGCTTCTCGTCGTCAAGCATTTTAATTAGCGCTCTCGTCGCCGCTAATGCCTCTGTAAGCATCTTAATATCGTTTTGAACGGTAATTTTCACGTCAGCCATCTTCGCAACCGTACCGCCTAATTTGTCATTGTTGCAACCGCCCCCAGGCGCCAAGCTATAGACTGGAGTTATCTGCTCTGCCAAATCTCTTAGATCCTGCAGCATTTGTAAATCCGCTTCAAGCTGCTTCTGCCAGACCCATGCACTTTTTAACCTTTGCTTTATTTCACCCGTCGTAGGCATCGCATCACCCCTCTGCCCGCAAAACATCTGTAGCAACGTCTATCGCAGCACTTTCAGCTTCACTCAGCTGATGACCATGCTGCACCTGCCCTAACATACCGATCACGCTCCGGAATCGATTTTCTTTTACACAATTTACCCTGCGGCAGTAAACTTTATTCTCGCTTACTTGACGGCTCCACACGCAGCCCTTACACTTATGTGCCACTCTAAACACGCTCCTTCAGTTCTTGATCTGCCAAAACTGACGCAATTACAAAGTAGCAGATTATGTCATCGATACTCTCCTGTACTTTGGCACCGGTCAGCCTGTTATTATAAACGTGTGCAACATGTTTCGCGGCATATGCTTTCAGCGCTTCGTACTGCACCGAAAAGCCATTATCCCCATACATCAGTCTCGCTCCGGTCGTAAAATTCGCCAAGGGATCTTTATCTGTTGAATACTGGTCATTCTTGACCTCAAACATCCCCTGTATATAATTCAATTTATTTTTTACTGCTTGTATAAATTCTTTTTCCGTCATTAGTCACTCAGCTCCTGTTCTATATTGTTCGACCCTTGCTTTAACTGCTGCCAGCAGTTCTGCCTGGCTGGCATCCTTATGCGCTAACGCCGCCATTACCTGCTCGTCCATAGTACCTTTAGTAACCAAATGGTGTATTATTACGGTCTGCTGCTGGCCTTGCCTGTATAGTCTGGCGTTAGCCTGCTTATATTGTTCCAGGCTCCATGTAAGTCCAAACCAGACTATCGTATTGCCGCCGGCCTGCAAATTCAGTCCGTAGCCGGCAGAAGCCGGGTGCGTAATAAGCATTTTTATCTTGCCTGCGTTCCAATCGTTGACATCTTCAGGCGTTTTCAATTCTCTTGCATAATTGAACCATTTAAGCAACCTGTCCCGATCATGCCTGTATGCATAAAAGACCAGTATCGGATTTCCTGATTCTGCTATTTCTTTCAATGCGACCAGCTTTTCATCGTGAATGTCTATAACGCCTTTGTTCTCGTCATAAACAGCTCCGTTCGCCATCTGCAGAAGTTTGTTTGAAAGTGTTGCTGCGGTAGCAGCTGTAACATCACCCTCCGGAAGTTCTAAAACCAAAAGTCTTTCAAGCTCTTTATATCTGGCTCTTGCCCCTGTACCCATATCGACGCTGATCACATTGTCGATACGCTCCGGCAGTTCCAGCCAATCACCAGCACTCATACTGAAAGTAATATCACTGATTGCTGCATATATCTCCTGCTCGGCTCCAGGTTTTGGCTTATATGAATAAACCACGTAGCCATTGCTTTTATCTGGAACAAACCAGCGGTTACGGTATTCTGTTATTGTCCGACCCAGTCTTTTCCCGCCGTCCAGCAAATAAATCTGTGCCCACAGGTCCATTAATTTATCGCCCGGTGTGCCTGTCAGCTCTAACACTTTCTCAAAATACGGCCGCACTTTCCGAAGTGCCTTGAATCTTTTTGCCTGATGATTTTTAAAGCTGCTGCTTTCGTCAAGAATAAGCATATTAAACATCTTAGGTCGCCAGTGCAACTGCTCCATAAGCCAGACCACATTATCGCGGTTGATAATATAAATATCTGCCTCGGCTGCCAGTGCCCTCTGGCGTTCGCTGGCTGTACCCAATATCTTTGATATTTTAAGCTGCTGCGTGATATCCCATTTTTTGATCTCACTATCCCACGTACTTTCTGCAACCTTTTTCGGCGCCACGATTAGAACCTTAGACACCGAAAAGTAATCCCATAGCAGCTGTGTTATGGCAATGAGACTGCAGGCCGTCTTGCCAAGCCCCATGTCTAAAAAGAGTGCCAACGCCGGCAATTCCAGTATCTTTTTTATCGCAAACTCCTGATAGCTATGCGGCTTAAACACGTCGGCCATTTCCCACATCTCCAGCTAATACAGAAACTGCAACAACCGCAGTTTCCAATTCCATAATCACCTTATCTACACGTTCATAGCAGTCAACTATTCTGCAGTCGGCACCCATATCGCACAACTCTTTGATTTTCATGCGCTGCTGCGGCCGCAAACAGCCACCCGGTTTTTTTACTTCTACAAGCAGGTATATAGCCGTAACCAGTGATTCTAGTCCAGTAGGTACCACGACCAGCCGATCCGGCACACCAGCATTACCTGGACTTACGAATTTATAGGCCTTACCGCCCATCTCTTTCACTCGTTTGCACAAATACTGTTCGACATCTTTCTCTGTCCTCTCCACAAGAACACTCCTTTCGTGGACATTTGTCCTGAAAACACCGGAAACAAAAAATTTCCTTATATCTATTTATATAAGCCCTATATGCTATTTCTTACGCGCGTATATACGTATATTATTAAAATATCTTTATAGTAATATTTTTTGTTTACTTTGTTTCCGCTATCACTCTAAACCGCTTGTGTTCTAACTTTTTGGCGGAAACAAAACCTGTTTTTTCTGTTTCCGCTCTTGTTTCCGCCGTTTGCGCTAAATGCTGATTTTTGAAAAGTGTTCAAAAATTTTGTTTCCACTGTTTCCGTTGTTTCCCTTTAGTTCGCTAAAGTCCGTTTCCGCTTCGTGTTTTTGTTTCCGCCTTTGTTTCCGCTAATTTGTACATCTACAGTAGCCACGTTGGTGCCCATACATTTTTCCAAACCTCAAATTTCCCTTTGACCGTTCCCATCCCTGCATATTTTGCATGATGCTGTTAATCTCTCTGGACATCAAACTATTAAGGTTCTTTGGGTCTCCTTTAAACACTTCGCACCATATCTCAAGAACACAAACCTTATACCGCTGCACTGTACCTGGCTCAGTAAGCTCATCACTTTCCAAAAAATCCCGGCGTTCATACAGATCCAAACTATCCCAGTTCTCCGGCAGCAAAGTATCAAGGTATTCCCGTACCAGACCAACTTTCTCAGACTCCTCAGTATGCGCTGACTGTGCCTTAACGGCTTCTGCTTCCATATCTTTGTCCAGATACAGGCTTTCTCCCTGCTGCCACAGATAATAAGCCTCGGCCCACACCTGCGCTACTTCTGCCTCTGTAAAATCTTTAAAACTCTTATCATGCGGACCACCTACGTTAACCGGCCAAAACCTTCTATTGCCCGTCCGGTCTCGGAGAAATACAGTTTCATTCGTAGTCCCATAAAATACGCACTGCCGTGGGAATGAAGCTGTTCTACGTCCATAAGCTACACGAAAGATATCTTCGGACTTCGATAAAAACTGTTTTACCGCTTCTGATTCAGCCTTTCTCGTAGCATACAGCTCACCCAGCTCTGCAATCCAAACTCCATGCAGCTGTTCATAGGCTTCCTTGCCCTGCACGCTAGTAAGACTGTCTGAGAACCATTCACGGCCGAGTTTCTTCAGCATCGTACTTTTACCGATGCCCTGCGGTCCGCAAAGAATTATCACATTGTCAAATTTGCAGCCGGGGCTGAATACCCTTGCTACCGCAGCTACTAAATGCTTACGGGTCACGGTACGTACATAATCCGTATCATCAGCCCCAAGATAATCTATCCAAAGGGTATCTATCCTCGGTGTTCCATCCCACTCTTTAGCCTTGATATAGTCACGAACCGGGTGGAAATGGTTGCGGGTAAAAACCTCAGCACAGGCATCATAAATAACCTGCTGCCCTTTTACGCCGTAAACATTGCTTAAATAATTGCGTAAGCAGCTATCATCTGTATCGTTCCAGGTAACGCCCTGCTTTATAGACCGCCAGGGCATACTGTCCAGCAGCACCGTCCGGAAACTGAAATCGTTATAGGCAACTTTACCGACCAGATTGATATCATTTTCTAAAATCAGCTTCAGGTTATGTGGCGTTGATTTTATTTCACCGGTTTTCGGCGTTATTTCCAGCTTACTCATCCAGTCTATATCTGCCGGCACATCTCCAAAATCGTCACTTTCTTCCAGCAGCTTTTTAGCCAGTTCGGTTTTAACGGCATCGTCTTTCATTGCGAATTCCTGCATTGCGCCATAGCTCGGCAGGTTGTTTATTTTAGTATCGACTTCAACGTCAACATCTTTATCACCGAAAAGGTGCAGCCGAACAAGGTCAAAACTGTTTACCAGCTTTCCACTGACAGGATCGGTACCGTGATGGCTGTATGCAAATTTGCCATCTTCGTACACCACAAGCCCACCTGACGTACTTCCCTGTTTATAGGTATAACGACCTTCACCACAAGGCTCATACACATCATTAAGGAAACAGTCTATCGCATCCGGCACTGAATACGTTCTGCAAAAAGCGCCTATTGCTCCAGGTTTTTCGTAAGGGTCACCTTGCTTTTTCACAGCTGCCTGCCGCATCTTATTTGCCCTAGAACTCTCTGGCCACGTCGAAGTATCACGCCAGTCATCGTATGTAGCAAGCACATCGTCCGGATCCAAACAGTTCTCGCTATCGTTAGCGAAAAATATGTACTCGCCATCGGTAGAAGTACTTGGCCAGTACATCAGCCTTTCAGCTTCATAAGTAGTATCGTCAAAAAGATCCATTCCAATATCATCAGCAATACGCCGGGCAATAGCCTGATACGCATCCGGCTGCACAGCTCTGTCCAAAGGGATCACAACGCGCAGCCGCGGTTTCTCCGGTGTATGCTTATGTGTTGAATAAACTGCATAACAAACATCACCAAGTACCAGATCAAGGATCGTCATAAAGCTGCTGTCCGCAAAATCTGCGTCCAGTGTGACCAGCTGCCGCTTGACAACATTGCCGGCAATGCGGCGGCCATTTTTTATATAGCCACCTACAAAACCACCAACGTCCTTTATTTCGTCTTGCCGGGGCTTTGACAAATTGGCATACTCCGCAGCACTCTCGCGCGTCCTGGTAGTAACTCTAAGCTTGTCCAGAATATCAGGCCAACTAAATTCTTTATTTTTCCATTGCTTAGCCTTACGGCTGCCGCCGACAGCTATAGTAAATTTTGCAGGGATCATATCGCATTCCTCAGTTCATTCTTGCCGCTGCCTGTATCTATATCACAGGTATTTATCTTTAACTTGGCTTCCTTGGCCCATTCTATTACTGCTGCATTCAGTTCAGGATTTTTGGCAACCGGTCTGTTTTGATTGAGTTTAGCCTGCCTGATTTCTCCGTCGGCCACTTCAATACAAACTAATAATTTACCTTCATCATCAGTCATAACCGCTATAGTGCATTTGCCGGCAAGCGCACGTTCAGCATAAGAGCCTACACAGTTGTGCAGTTTATTGCCGACCATGCGCAGCTCATGCGCGGTTTCCGGAAGAAAGAATTTCAATCTGTCCTTCTGCATCGCCAAACGCTTTACTACATGTTCCGGTATCTGCAACGAATAATCTTTATTTTTCTGTGCATCCCATTTTTCTACAAGCCAGTCATGTATTTGTGCAATAGAAGGTTTTTCTGTCCACAAAAGTTCCTGCGTTTCAGCTGCAAGCTTAAAATACATTCTGCTGCAATCATCTATATCCGAAGGGTTATAATGCTTAATCAGAAAATAAGCTGCATTATTTTTATATCGGTCTGAAGCGATCTTCAAAAAATTCAAACTTAGTTCTCCAAACGCAAAAGATCTTTCTATACGTAGCCCCATTTCCCCAACGCTGGCAAGCGCGCCTGCCAATAATAACTGCTCTTTGTAATCTGCGGATATCCCTACGGCCGTTTTTAGCCTACCAGCTTCTAAAAGGCTGCATTTGGCAATAATTTTTCTAAAAGCCTTTGTATCACGAAGCCCCATAACGTTCAATACGCTTTGCGGATAAGACAGGCCAATACGCGTTTTAGCTATCACTTTCTCTAAAAAAGGTTCTAACGATATCTTATCCATATAATGAGCTTCTACAAAACCACGGTAATCGCTGCGCCACGAACGATCATTAAAAACCGTTGGTAGATTGGGGGCATCCGTCACGGCCAAACGCCAGGCAATATTACTCAAAGGAAAAATAAGTGCTCCCATCGAACTGCCTGCTGGTACATGCATAGCTTTTAACTTGATATTATGAAAGTCTTTAACCTTTTTGCTAATAGCAGTGCGCAATTTAAGCAGCATATTCGCAAAATCTTTTTTATTATTTTTCCAGGCGATGCTGCTATGAGTAAGATATCTTAAAACGGATTGTTCACTAAACTCACGTTCTACTGGATTAGATATTTCGTATTTAACATCATCCTTGGTTTCAAAATAAGACTTTCTTTTATGGACATCAAACATTACTGTTTCGTGGCAGCGCTTTTTAATAGCACAAAAACGAATATCGTCAAAAGTCACTTCTGTATATGAAATTCTCAAACTGATATGATTCTTATACTCATAAAGAGATAAAATCATTTTTTCAGGTATACCTACCCCGATGTCATGCGCAAACCCTTTATGTTTGGAAGATCCTCTGCATCCCGGGCAGTTAAAATAATTACCGTTCCAGGTCTGCCAGCCATTAAAGCATGTATACCCCCACCTTGCGGTGAAGGTTTGCTCGCAGGTAGTGCAGTAATGCGCATAAATATTGTCATCCTTATACGGTCCTTCACCTAAAGCAACAGGAGCCTGAATAAAGTCAAACATTTTAGGAATTACGATTTTTGCAAGTAAAGTCCCCATCACGGGCACCCCCTAACCTAAAAGATCATCAATATCTATTTCTGTTGCTTGTTTCTCTGGTTTTTCGTCAAACAAATTCTGATCCAGTTTTTCTTCCTCTGTTTTATCCGCGACCGGAGCTGTAACTTTTGCTTCTGCCTTCTTGCCTCTTGAAGATTTTTTCTCTGGTTTCGCTGCTGGTTCCGCTTCTTTTTTTACTGGTTTTAATTTTAGATAAAGCTCACACTGCCGACGCTGGTTATCTACATAACCCTCCAGCTCCCGGCGTTCTTCATCCGATAAAATACTGGTGTCCTTAGCGATTTCATCCTGCATTTCTTTAAAAATCTTTATTTGATTCTCAACTGCGCTAAACGTATTTGACATAATATATCAATCCTTTCTGTAATAAGGTGTTGTATAGCCATCTGCATCAAGCTTCAGGCCTCTATTCCAGGAAACATTTTCAGACATTATTTTTATTACTCTTTCCAACTCACCGGCCACAGGTTCCGCTTCAATGATCACTTCATCATGTACGTGCATCAGTATTTTATATCCGGCCGCATCCAGTTTCAGCATTGCTTCGGCCAGGCAATCTCTTGCCGTGGCCTGCACAATATTTTCAACCAATTTGCCGCCATACGTTTCCAAGCGGCACCAGCTTTTATTGTTTTGATTTACACCTAGATAAGTAATAGATGTTCTGCCCATACTGTTATCTTCCAACCGCGGCTTTGCATATGCTATACGGCGCCCAGATGGCAACCGGATAAAAAGCATGCCAGCTTCAAATTGAAAAGCTATACCGTGCCGATACTGAACAGTAGTTCTTTTGCCGATTGCTTCTTTTGCTGCAGCTTCTACATCCCACCAGAACTGTACTATTTTCGGACTGGCCTTGCGCCATTTTGTCACGATATCGGTCAGCTCATCATCAGCAAGCCCCATCTTGTCAGCCCCCATTTGCTTCAACGCACCAACGCCGCCCTGATAACCAAGAGCCAGTTCTGCAACTTTGCCTTTCTGGCGTAACGTGCTGCCTTTCGTAACTTCTTCGATTGGTACATGAAACATTTTTGACGCTGACGCTTCGTAGATTTTGCCAGTAGTAGCAAATACTTCCTGGCGCCATCTTTCTCCGGCCAGCCACGCAATAACTCTCGCTTCAATAGCCGAAAAGTCGGCTACTATAAAAGTTCTGCCAGGCGATGCAATCAGCGCCGTCCGGATCAGTTGGCTGAGTACATCGGAGACGTTCGGATAAAGCATATCCAACATATCAAAATCGCCATTTCTTACAAGATTTCTGGCATCATCCAGATCCGGCAGATGATTCTGCGGCAGGTTATGTACCTGTACAACACGGCCGGCCCAGCGGCCGGTACGATTAGCTCCATAAAACTGTAAAAGTCCGCGTATCCTGTCATCGCTGCAAGCAGCCCCAATCATTGCTGAATACTTTTTTACTGAAGTTTTGGAGATAAGCAGCTTCAGCTCCAAGACTCTTTTTATATTTGCTGGCAAATCACTCTGCAACATTTCCTGTGCTACACTTTTTGTCAGGCTCGGCACCCGCACCCCAGTAGAAAATTCTAACCAGCTTTTGATCTGGTCAACACTATTCGGATTATCTAAACCCGTAATATCTTTCAACTGCTGCATAGCATCCTTTTTTATCTGTTCATCACATTTGATAGCATTTTCTACCAGTACCCGGTCGATAAGGATACCGGCACTGACGATTTTTTGATCAAGCTCCCAAAGCCGCTGCTCTTTTTCATTTGGCCTGAATCTATCCAGTTTATTTAAAATAGTTCGTTCAACTTCTACATCCTGTCCGCAATACTGCTTGAATAGCTCCCACTTCTTACCATCATGCTGCGGCAAATTCCTAATCCGTCCGCCGTTTGTTTTAGTAGGCTTGCAGGGCTTACAAAAATATTCTATCAATCGCCGCCCGATGGACATTTTCTGTTTATCGTCAGGAAAATTCAAGGCTTGAGCCACACCAGCCAAATATCCCGGCAAACCTAAAGTCAAAGCAAGTACCGAAGTACAGGACCATTGACCAGCATTGAGCTTTTTCTTGAAATACTTGCTCAGGCACGTCATTTCAAAGTTAGCATTATATGCAGTCTTCAATACATCAGGTGAAAAAAGAGCCCGCAGCACATCTGCGGGCAGTTTTTCACCTTGAGCAAGGTCAATAACCTGCACCGGGTCTTCATCAAACGCAAAGCCAAATAAAAGTATTTCAAAATCAGGAGCATCGACATAAGCATAAGTTCCAACTTTTTTTATGTCCCTTGATGAATAGGTTTCAAGGTCAATGCTTAGTCTGGTCATGGTTCTTAACCTAGCAGATCATCAGCATAGGCCGAATCATCAAACCCATCATCCCAGTCTTCATCACGAACGATACCGCCGCCAAGGGGCTCGCCATCCGATAATTTCATAATGCCCATAAGCCCCGCAGATACGCCGCGATTGCCCTGGCTATCATAGACGTAAAAGTTGATAATAGCCCGACCATAACAGCCACTGTATAATTCCGATTCTTCAGTGATCGGTGTTTTGTCGGCATATACAATAGCAGGTTTTCGAGTGCTCGATACGTTCATAACATAATGTCCTGCACATTCGGGGCCATAGGGTTCACCTCCGTTAGGTGTTACACCGTCGCCATCATGCAGGGTAGTTTTCAGCTGCGCCGGCAGTTTCTTCCCTTTTTCTACCCAAGTGTCTTTAGCAGCTTGGGCTGCTGCCTTCATTTTTGCAAGTGTTGCGGTATCGGATTTAGGAATCAAAAGCATCACGCTGTATTTTTCTACACCATTTTGATCCGCGCGCGGATGAAATGCATTTACATAAGAAAACCCAACTCTGCCTGTAGTGATTTGTGTTTTTGCCATAATAATTATTCCTCCTCAAATTGGTCAATAATAGATTTTTCGGGAGCCCATTCCGGACGTTTATCTTGTTCAGTTACTAACGTTGGTTTTCCCGGCGGTTTTTCAATAAGACCCACCGTCAGTTCCCTAAATTTTTTCTTACCTGTCAGAGATTCCAAGTCTGTAAGACTACGAAGTTCTGTTGGTTTATAAATAGTTTCATCCGCATAGCCCTCATTGCGCAAAATTTCTGCCATGATCTCAGGATCAGTAATTTTACGGTTACTGCGTCCCTCAACCAGTTTCATGCCTGGCCACTTCTTACCAGTATTGACAGCTGCATCAAGCGCGTATTTTTGCAGGGCATCTATCCACTTCGTAAAAGCGCCGGCGCGCATCAGTATATCTGAAACTTCAGCATCTGAGAGCAAGTCGGCTTCAGCAAATGCGTATTTAGCAATTTCAAGATTGTAATCTGCCAAATGCCTGCAGGTAGCCGACGCTCTGCAGAACCTGCAATGATCTCCGGCCCCGTATTTGCCTTCGCCTTTCATCGCCATTTTGGCCGTTACTTTTACAGCTTCGCCCCATGCAAGCAGTTCATTAAGTGTCAGCGTTTCAGAACTGATACTGTCTAATCTTGGCTGCACGATCGTCATGGCAACATTTTTAAACTCATATAACAGTCCAAAATTATTGTAAGCCCCGAGACCATATAACCGCATTTGCGAATTATTTTCAGCTGAAACAGGCACACCCTTGCCGTATTTCAGGTCAATCACCTCAATAGTGTCACCGGCGATAATTATCACGTCACCGGTACCAAATCCCTCTGGTACCCAGGGACTGAAATCGAGTTTCTGTTCTATAAACAGATAGGCCCGCCCATTATTTTCAGCTTGTAAGCATGAATAGCGTTCCCAAACAGTATCTACATAGTCAGAAATATAGTCGTTCATACTTACGGAATATCTTGGATCAGCCTCTACTGCTCGCAATCGTTTTTCATACTCATCCTGTAAAATTTCAAGATTTAGGTACCGCAACCGGATCTCTGCCACCTCATGGGCCAGAGTGCCTTCTGCTGCGTACTCACTGCCTTTATCCGGGAAATGGCTTTCCAATCTTGCAGAAGGCGGGCAATTCAACCATTTGCTACTGCCTGACGCACTTAAAAAGGCGTGAGCACTCATAACCCTTTCACCAGCTCGATCAGTTCAGCATATTTTTCAGCAGGGGTATCAGATAACTTAGTACTACCTACTTTTTGGAAACATTCGGCCAGTTTGGCTTTTTTATCAGGATTCTTTTTGATAAAATCCATGCAGGCAGCCTTAACATCATCCATAGTAAGAACCTTTTCCTCTTCTTTATCTGGCGCCGGTGCAGCAGCTGCAGTTTGTTCTGCTTTAACTACTGGTGCGGATACGCTTTCATCTTTAACAACAGGAACAGATTCAGTAGCAGCATCAGTAGCCGGAATAACTTTTGCGGCTTTTGAATTTTTCCTGCAGCCTTTTGCTGGTGCGTTATCTTCAGTAGCAGTGTGCGTAGTAGTGGTAGCCACTGCTAAAGCACCTACCGTAGCCTGCAGCGCGGTACTAAAAGCACTAAAACAATTAATCAGTGCTGGAGTTTCCTCAAATTTCACGTTAACATTTACATTGATATCCATATTATTTTCCTCACTTTCAAAATTATGCTATAATGTAGTCAATACAGGTTGTTCATGACCAATGTATTAACCCTGAGCTGTCAGCATTGCCGTGCTGATGGCTCTTTTCTTTAATTCATTCCAGCAACCTTGCACCAGAGCCATAACCCGAAAAATACACCGGCCCAAGTCCCAATAGCAATTACCGCAATTTGATAACCTAACTCTTTCCACATCTCACCACGCCCTTTCTAAAAACATTCCAAAAATAATCAGTGCTGCCGCTATCAGTATCTTAGGGAAAATTTCACTCTCAGCAAAAAAGTACCAAATATAGATCCCTAGTGTTTTCATGACAGCCTTGCCTCCTCACTTAACAAGTAGTTATCAATGGCATTTTGAGTCACATAGCGGTATTTCCCGCGCAATACATAAGGTAACCGTCCTTCATTAAAAAGCTGCTGTAAAAATTCATTTCCGCAACACAACAATATTCGTACCTCATTGATTGGATAAAGCATGCGGCGCGGTACTTGTTTTAAGGCTCGCTCCCTCTGCTCTTTTTTGGTTGGTCTGGCCATATTTTATACTCCTTTCCTTACTACAAACCTACTAATCCGCCAGCTTTTTTAAATATATTGACAAAATAAATTTGTCCTTTGCCAGTGACCTTCGTTGTCTTAGTTATCTTCGTGCTTTCGTTTGGCAGAACAACGGTGGTTTCTTTTATCTCAAATAGCGCCATATCCATAGCGCGCTGTGTCGGGCTATTTTTAGAGGACCCGTTTTTGATTAGATAGCCATTTTCTCTAAGCCACGCAAATAAACGTTTTTGGCCGATATCATAACCGTTTTGCTTGATCAGCTTTGCAAGGTCTCCGATTAGGATTGATGTTTTTGCCGTTGCCACAGCGTCCGCAAATATACACTTAGGTTTAGCGGCTTCGAGTGCCTTAGTTTGTTCCGCAGCAAATTCGGTAATTTCTTTGATTTTTAGATCCGCTAACTTCAATGCCCTGGCCATAACCTTCTCAGGGCTATTCCATTCGCGTTCGACCTCTAAAAAATATTGCCGGGCCTGCTTACCCTTTTCGTTTCGAGCGAGCATACAAAGCTCTTTGGCCATATCCAGCTTTATTATGTGATCGGTGCTGGGGCGGCCTCCGTGACTTTCTAACATTTTTGTTAAAAAGTCCTTTCCGTTACAAAATCCGTATTGCAGCATACGCTCAAACCACATGGTGTATGGTGTTTCAATGTCTAAAAACATATGCAATGCTCTGCCGCTGATCACCTGTTCCTGCTTTTCACTGATTTCGATTTTTAATAATTCATTCATTGGTGGTCACTCCTTAAAATTATTCCCAATCTCCCTGCGCAGCTGATATAATTAGTAACGAAGGGATGTGTTGTTATGCAAGAAAGATACTACTATCAGGATGCTCAAATTTGTAAGAACGGACATATACGTAATGCCCACTCTAATGCGCATCCGGAACAGTCCGAGCAGTACTGTTCAACCTGTGGCGAGCCCGTTATTCATGCTTGCCCACATTGCGGTAATCATATTCGCGGCGCATTACATGTTCAGGTACCTAAATATCGTTTTGCAAATCGTTATAACCCTCTTAATGAAGAACAAAATCATCAAACGATATGTACCGGCTATACCGATCAAATAGCCAAAAACGATATTTCCTTACCTTATTATTGCCATAACTGCGGTGAACCATATCCGTGGACCCAAGCCCGATTAGAAACAGCCGATAAAATTGTTGATATGTTGGACGAGCTTGACGATGTTCAGAAAAAACAATTAAAGGAAACTTTTCCTGACCTTATTGTCGAATCTCCTAAAACGCAATTATCAGCTTTGGTTGCCGCTAAAATTATGGAAAAGGTTCATGGCCTTGGCCGTTATGTGCTTATTCAGTGGTTTGAACAAAATGTTTTGCCCACAATCTTAACGCTAATGAATCTTAGCCGCGAGTAATTTTGCATTTGTTAACAATTTCATACCCGGGCACTTATCCATTCCGCAGTTAAAAGGTTTTTTCAATACCCAGCAGTTACAAACAACAACAACCTTCTGGCTGCAATATCTGCAAAAATTGCCGCTGCTTATCGTATGTCCACAATGCGGGCATACGATTTTATTTTTTCGGAAGTCCCGTTGTTGGGCTTTTTCCTTTTCCATCTCTACTCACCGCCTCAACCATTCTAGAAAAGTCCCCACTAGATAAATAACAAGAACCACCAACGCAGCCACTGCTATAACGGCCAACACAGCTATGAGCACTTGAACAAATGTAGCAAAAAGAAGGTTGCTTAATTCTACTTGTTGAAACGCTGTGGCTACCGGCATCAAAACTGTCACTTTATTCGCCCTCCTTTCTTTAGTTGCATTTATGCAACTAATCAGTCAAAAAAAATTGTGCTAGGTTCTTTCAACTCTAGTATTTTACTCATTGAGGCGGCTTCATCTACTGAAATTTTACAGCGGCCATTAAGTTTTGCATTTACACTTTTGGTCGTCAGGCCAAGTTTTTTAGCCAGTTCCCTCTGCGTTATGCCTTTTTCAGCTAAAGCACCGCGTAGCTTTGCTAAGTTCATCTAATATCACTTCCTTTGCTTCTCTTCGTTGCATTTATGCTACAAGATTATGATAACAGCACATAATTCAAAAGTCAAGCATAAATGCAACGAATTTTATATTTTTGTTTTACTTTTCGTTGCATTTATGTTATTATTGGTTTAAGCAGTAAAGAGAGGTTTTTACAATGAGCGAAAAAGAATTAACAGAACTAATTGAAAAAATTAAACTTCGGCGATTGGAACTCGGTCTATCTTATCAGGAACTTTCGGATTTAACAGGCATCAACAAATCTACTCTTCAAAGATATGAAACAGGATTCATCAAAAAAGTTCCTATAAACCAAGTTCAAATAATTGCGAAAGCTCTTAATGTAACTCCAGGTTATCTAATGGGGTGGGAAAATGATAACGAAAACCAAACCTATTACCTCAATCCTGAAGCAGCAAAAATGGCACAGGAAATTTATGATAATCCTCAATACAAGGTATTATTTGACGCTACCAAAAAACTAAAACCCGAAAGCATTAAAGAAGTTATGAAATTTATTGATTACCAAAAAGCCAAAGAGGAAGGCGATCTCAATGAGTAGAACTATCTTATATGACTTGCCTCACGACGTTCGAGACTTTGTTAGAGAAGATATTGATGGAGAGGCAATTTTCATCTTGAATGCCCGTTTAACACGTGAATCTAATATAAAAACTTACCTGCATGAGCAGGAACATTACGAGAAAGATTGTGGTAAGAACCTTTGTGTTAACGAAATTGAAGCGCAAAGGCATAAATAAAAGAGATAACTGGCCAAATATCAACAATCCATATTTTTGATAAATCATTATTTCAATGTATCAAAAAATGCTTATTTTGACATATAGTCAGACTTCACATATCAATATCTTCTAATTTTGATAAAAGGATGGTTATTATGACTTACCCTACTTTAAAAAAATTATATTATCAAAACGAGAATACATGGAAAAAAGAATATCAAAACCGCTATTCAGCTTCCTTTACTGAACGTTTTGAATTTACAATTAAAGAATATAATCATAAAGAAGAATTTAATGCCTTTTTGTGTTATACACCAGAAATTGTCAAATTAATGGATTCAATTTACCAACTAAATATTGAGCTTATATCATTGCATCACTTTCTTCCTCCAGCTGCACTTATACAATATACGCAGTACTGTATGGTAGAGGAAATTCAGTCCAGTAATGAAATAGAAGGAGTACGTAGTTCTCGTAAAGAAATACGTGAAGCTATAGTTCAACTTAAATCTTTGCAACGCGAAAAACCCTCACGCTTTTACAGCATTGTAGAAAAATACAATAAACTCATCAGTCGTAAAAAAATAGATTTTAAAACATCAGCTGATATTAGAAAGTTTTATGACAGCTTTGTATTAGACGAAGTAGTTGCCGAAAACCCTAAAAATACCCCTGACGGGAAAATATTCAGATCCTCCAGTGTAGAAATCTTATCAGGAACGCAGAAAATCTTGCATGTAGGTCTCTATCCAGAAGATAAGTTAATCTATGAAATGGATAAAGCATTATTATTTTTGAATAGCGACAAAGCCCCTTTTTTTGTTCGGTTAGCAATATTCCATTATTTATTTGGATATTTACACCCATTCTATGATGGCAACGGCAGAACAATAAGGTTTATCACATCGTACTATATAGCTGTTAACTTCTCTCCTTTAACCGCATTTAATTTATCCCTTTTTATAAAACGCAATAAAAAAATATATTATAAAATGTTTCAAGAAACCCATACTTCTTTAAATTGTGGCGATTTAGGCTTTTTTGTAACAGAATTCCTTAACATTATAAAGCAATCTATGAAAAAGACTATAAATTATCTAAGTGAAAAAATAAAAGAACTGGACAAATACAATCGTCAAGTTAAAGACCTAAAACTTCCAGATGAATTAACATCTGAAATCTATAATGTTTTATTGCAAGCAACCCTTTTTTCCCCTACCGGAATAACGATGCAAGATATAATTTCTTCTTTAGACAAATCTAGAAATACAATAATTAAAAGATTAGATAATATACCAGATGAACATTTAGTTATTGATACCTCGGAAAAACCCTATCGTTACAAATTAAATTTAACTATTTTCAATAAATAAAAAAGACCGCCCCTGCGCCAACAGGAACGGTCAACGTAATTGCCCCACTTCGTCGCAAGCGAGCTGATTACTATAAATATTATAGCACATCAGCTCTGCTACTGCATACCCAAATTACAGTAAAGGAGCTGATTTTTTATAATTAAAAAACGAAAAAATGCACCCTTTCGGGTGCATAGACATTATTTTTGAGTATCAACCTTTTCTTTGTTTTCTTGATTTTCAGAGGATGAATCATCGTCTGTAAAAACATCACAAACTGGACTCCACATAAATATCACTCCTCTCTATTCCTGTTTAATAAGTATAACACACGATTATCTATTTAGCAAATTTTTCTTCTTTTAGAATCCTTTATCGCTATCGATTCCATTGTTTTCCTGGTTTCTTCTACTTTGGAAGATTCTTTATCTGTCCATGTACAATATAATTCCTTTATATGTGTAAAATATTTTCTAGTATAGTCATCTCTTTTATTATAATCTGCAATAAATGGATATAAAAACTTTACAAAATCCGTAAAAGTCTGATGTAACGATTCATATACCGCATCCGACTTCGCTAAATTACTGTTAAAATACATAGAAAAATATTCTAAGTTATTTTTAGTATTACTTACTTCCTTCCAAAATCTATTCAATAAATATACTCTATATCGTTCTTCCACATTATTATCTTGTGGATCATTTTGGCTACAAAACATTTTATAATTATAAAAATCTAATTCCACTCCGCATACCTCATGATAGTTAACTTTTCCAAAACAGCTAACTATATTTTTTAATGGAATACTATTAATCGTTTGAGTAATAGTATCGATAGTTACATTATTAAAAAAATCTTTAAATTCTTCTTTATCAAATTTTTGCAACTTTTTCCCTTTTAAATTCTGGTGTATCATTTTATCAACGCCCACTTCTTGCAAAATATTTAATATTAGTTCCATTCTAGGAATTATATCGTTTATATAAAAAGAAGTAAGTTTAAATGAATTCTCAAACTCAGATTTTTTATTGCGTTTTTCGCAATCATTAAAAAACCCTCTTGTTTGAGCACCTATGAAAATGACAGAGATACATACCGCTATACTTGAAACAGAATTTATTAAGGCATTATTTGCAACTAACCATTCCCACAAACTTCCCACCTCTTTTTTATTATGTAGTTATTATAACATAATTTATTTTACAAGGAGCTGATTTTTTATGTCTATCGTAAAAAAAGCAGGGCGAAAAAAGCCCTATTACTATGTAATCAGTACCGGTCAGAAATTGCCAAATGGCAGGTACGAAAAAATATGGTCTACTACCGGTTACTTAACATCAAAAGAAGCATTAGACGCTGAAGCAGAAGCTCGTGTAGCAATCAAGCAGCAAACCTATATAAAGCCTGAAAAAATAACGGTAACTGCTCTCTTAGAAAAATTCATTGATACTAAAATAGAAATAAGACCTGCTACAAGGACACAATATACCGCAGCTAAAAACCGTGTATCCAAGCAACCATTAGGTTCAAAAGAAATTCAAAAAGTGGATGTCTTTGATGTCGAAGCTTATCGTCAGTGGCTACACAAAGACACTAAACTTTCACAGCAAACTATCCGTGAAGAGCTATCATTTTTACGTTCAGCTTTTACCTGGGCAGCGGATAATGACATTATAGTAAAATCACCTGCCAGACGATTAAAGTTACCACCGAAACCGGGCCCTAAAGGAATTCACGCAGAGCTGTCCTATCTATTAAAAATATTAGACATCGTAAAAAAAGAGGCTTATGCTGATCTTTATATTCCATGTCTACTTGCAGGTTTTTGTGGGTTACGAATATCAGAGATCTGCGGTGTTGAATTACAATATATTTCTGAATCAGGTGTACAGGTAAAACATAACTTATTACGTATTGATGGTATCCCAACACTTGCACCTCTAAAAACCAGAACATCAGAACGTTTTGTACCTTTCCTGCCCTTTGTATGGCGAGAAATAGCAAAGTACATGGAATTCATCAAATCTTGCCATAAAAATGCTCTTAGGCAAAGAATGGAGCTTATACGGGATGGAAAACTTGATCCAACTCATTCTGATCCAGCATGGCAGAATACCCTTAATTTATTATACGTTTTCCCTGAAGATGGTCGTCCCCACATCAAAGATTTTATAGAACGCCGCTGGCGAAAATTTAAAGAACAAAACGAAAAAATGCAGGAGCTATTTAAGAATCAGCCATACCTTGCCGGTATGAGAATTCACGACTTCCGTCATTCTCTCGGCGCCAATATGCGCGATCAGGGTGTAAGTATGGCAGACATATCAGAATTGCTTGGCCATTCTGATGCAGAATTTACCAGAGTAACTTACGCAACACCTCTTAAAGACACGCATGCCAAAGCTATGCAAAAATACGGAGAAAATATACAACAATTTTTATCTTAACTTAGGTACACTTAACTATTATTGTTGACAAAATTGTTGACAGACCACTTTTTAGACATATTTCAAACAAAATAAAAAAGCCGCAGATACGCTCTGCGGCTAACTTTTTAAGTGGTCGGGGCGGCGAGATTCGAACTCACGGC